TCTACTTCAAGATATTTAGTATTTGAACAAAATACTTCTGAAACAAGAAATAGATTCTTAAATATCGTTAACCCTTATTTAGAATCAATTCAACAAAGACAAGGTTTGTACGCATTCCGTGTTGTAATGGACGATTCAAATAATACTCCGGATGTAATTGATAGAAACATTATGAAAGGTGCTATCTACTTACAACCAACTAAGACCGCTGAATTCATTCAAATTGATTTTAACATCTTACCAACAGGAGCAGCATTTGACGCATAATTTAGAAAACAGATATTTATATAAAAGAATTAAAAAATAAAGTAAAATGCCAGAAATATTAGAGTTTGATAAAATGTTCTATAAGAATTTTGAACCAAAGTTAGGTAATAGATTCATTATGGAAATAAATGGTATAGAATCATATATCATCAAAACTGCGAATAGACCTACATTCACATCGGAAGTTGTTGAATTAGACCATATTAACGTAAAAAGAAAGATTAAAGGAAAGTCTACATGGGATGATGTTACTATCACTCTTTATGACCCAATTGTACCATCAGGTGCACAACAAGTTATGGAGTGGGTTAGACAATCACATGAGTCATTAACGGGTAGAGATGGATACGCTGCTTTCTATAAGAAAGATGTTACATTCTTCTTATTAGGACCAGTTGGTGATAAGGTAGAACAATGGACTTTAAAAGGTGCATTTATCACATCAGCAAACTTTGGTGAATTAGATTGGGCTTCAAACGACCCATTGTCAATTGAATTAACATTGGCATACGATTACGCTATTTTAGAATACTAATCTAAATAAAATTATAAAAGAAAGGGATACCCACAAAGTATCCCTTTTTTTATTTTTTTGAAAACATAATATATATAATAAACACAAAAGTTATATTATGGAACAACAAAATGTAGAACAACAAGTTACTAGAGGATTGGGTGGATTTCAACAACAAGGACAAAAGTCATATCCATTTCCAACCGAAGTGATATCTTTACCATCAAAAGGATTATGTTATCCTGAAACATCTCCATTATCAAAAGGAGAGATTACAATCAAATTAATGACTGCAAGAGAAGAGGATATTTTAACTTCTACAAATTTATTAAGAAAAGGAATTGTATTGGATAAATTGTTAGAATCAATTATAGTAGAATCGGGTGTAAACATTGGTGATTTACTAATTGGTGATAAAAACGCAATATTAATTTCTAGTAGAATATTGGCATATGGTCCAGAATATAGTGTAACCATAAATGACCCAAATGAAAATGAATCAGTTGACATTAAGGTTGATATGTCTAAATTGAACATAAAAGAAATAGACGAATCGTTATTGAGCAGAACAAACGAATATGAGTATATATTACCAAAAACAGGAGTACCTGTTAAGTTTAAATTATTAACTCATTTTGATGAACTTGCAATACAAAAGGATATTGATGCTAGTGAAAAAGCATTAAAACAATCCAATGAAATTACTACAAGATTGAGAAGAATTTTGACTGAGGTTAGTGGAAATAGGGATTTGGGATATATTAGTAATTTTGTTATAAATCAATTACAGGCAGCAGACTCTCGTTCTTTGAGAAAATATATTCAAACATTAACACCAGATATTGATTTAACATTTGATTATACCTCACCATTCACCGGAGAGACGGAGGCTCTTAAAGTCCCAATAGGACTTGACTTTTTTTACCCTACCGACTAATTATTCAACGGTATTACACCAACAAATATTTAATCTAATTTATAATTCCAATGGTGGTTTTAATTGGAATGATGTATATTACATGCCTATTAAACTTAGAGAGTTTTATTGGAGAGAATTATTAAAAACAAAAGACGCAGAAGCCGGTGTTTACGAAAGAGCAATGAATACTAATACAACTTCAAAGACGGCAAGAAGAAGGTAAAAAAAGTATATCTAATATTTATTGTAGAATAACTTCATTTAATGGCTAAAAGTACAAAAAAATACAAACCAGTAACTACCGATAGTAGTGACAATTCTATGGAAAGAAGTATAACTTATTTCAATAAAAATGTCAGCAATTTTACTCAGTCAACAAATGACCTTATAAGAAGTATAAATACATTTACTAAATCGGTAGATTCTTTTAAAAGTAGTGTAGAAGAACAAAAAAAGGAATCCAAAAAAAATAACAAAGAAAATAAACCAAGCTCATCCGGAAGAAAAGGTAAAAAAGTATTTACAGAAAACAAAGCTTGGGCAAATAAAACACAAAAAGGATTAGACAAATTCCAAGCACGTGCAAATAAATTAGGATTAGGTAGATTACAACAATTTACAAATGATGTATTCGGAAAGAATGCAACCAAAAAAATGACCAGAGGAATGGCCAGATTTTCAGGTGCAATTCAATCAAAAGGTGGTGCCGGTGGATTGGGTAAAGGTGGAGTAGGTAGAGCTATGAGTGGGTTGGGAAGTGTAGCCGGTGGTGTACTTCGTATGGCAGGCCCTATTGGTGCAATTGCGGGCATTGCAAAGATGGCATTTGATTTTTGGGATAGTGGTGGCCTTGCAAAATTACAAGTTGCGGGAAAAATGCTTAGTGGAAATAAGATGACCGGAATGGATGATTTGAAAGGAGTACAAGATTCATTGGAAGGAACTGAACAATTTCGTAAACTTAATGCAGATTACAACTATAAGATACCTGTACAACTCAGACAGCAGGCCGAAGATGATATGTTCAATTATAGAAAAGGAATTGAATCAGACCAATTACAATATGACCAGAGTTTAGTTAAAGATAAGTTAGACCATGAAATGGGTTTAAGAAAAGATGTGTTGAATTTCCAAATGCAACAAGCTATGGAAACATTAGATGCGGAAATAGATAAAAGAAAAGCAATATCTGCATCGGGAATGTCGTTTATAAGCAAATACTCAACTATTTCAGAAAGAGCATTAAAAGCAATTGGTTCTTCAACTAAAGCTATAATAGAAGGTATTGGTAAATTTCAATCTATATTTGGTGGTAGTGTAAAGGATAGTTTCAAATTAAATGAAAATGCAGCTGGTTTGGCATATCATTTTGGAGGAAGTGCGGATGATGTAATGAATATGACTAATATGTTCAGATTGATGGGTAAGACATCGGGTGAAATGGCCCAAAATTTAATTGCCGGAATAACCAAGTTTGCAAACCTAAATAAATTAGCACCTCAAGCCATATTCAATCAAATCAAAGATGCGGGTGAAGATATATACAAATTTAGTAATGGTACCGCAGATAACTTTGTAAAACAAGCAGGCCTACTTACCAAAATGAGTGTATCTATGTCTCAAATGATGAAGGCATCGGATTCAATGGTTTTAAACTACAAAGATAGTATTAAAGCAGAGATGAGTTTATCTGCTATGCTCGGAAAGAATGTAAACTTATCCGAAGTAAGAGCCAAATTAATGGCAGGAGACCAAGCCGGAGCAGCATCCGCACTTAAAACATCTTTGGGTGGAGTAGACATAAATGCAATGAATCCATTCCAAAAGCAAGCATTAACACAGGCCACCGGAATGGATATATCGGCATTGATGGGATTACAACAAGGTAAGGGTGGTGGTTTAACAGGTGACTTAACTGCCGAAAAAGCCAAAGGTGCAGCATTTGCAGAAGGTGCACTAAAAGCAGATATAGGTGGCGCAGCTGCAAAATTAGCATTAGAACAAAAACAAAGAGAAAAATTATTAGCATTTGAACAAAGGCAACGTATGATTATGTTGCAATTGGAACAGGCACAAAGACTTGATGGAATTTTCTTAGAGCAGAAGTTTAGAGCATTAGCTGCAGCGAAAGATTATAAGCAAGCAAAAGAAACAATGGCAGCCGAAGTAATGGCAGAAGCCGCATCAAATTTTGCAGTAAATGCAGTAACTGGTAATGCCACCTCTTTAAATAGTTCCGGTTTGAACAAAGCTGCAATGCAGCCATTTATTGATAAAATTGCTGGTGTAGATAATAATGTGAGTAGTTTGATAAGTTCAGGTCAAATTAAAGGAACGGATATGAGATTGGTTGAATATCTTACAAAAAAAGATGATATCCTTGCCAATGTGGGCAAACAAACTCCTGAACAAATTAAAGCGGCAATAGAAACTGCATATAGTAAAGTATTTGCAGTCGAAGCAGAACAATTAAAAAAAGCAGAAGCTGCACAGGCTAAACAAAATGAAAGATTAGTAAACATTGCAAAAGCAATGGATGATATAAATAGATTAAAGGGTGGGAAAGACAAAGACACATTTGAAGCATATGTAAAAAAATATAAAGTTAGCCAAGAAGAAAGAGTTGCGGCCGGCAAATTATTAAATACAGGAAATACATTAGGTAGAGGGTTAAAAACCGGTGTAACCACCGCAGGTAAACCGGTTGTAACAAACCCTGAAGTAGTTAGTAAGCCAGTTGTAGACACACTTAAAACCACCGGTGATAAACAAATAATAGCTACACAAAAGACGATGGATATTCCAGCTAAAGAATTAAGTGAAGCTCAATATGGTATAAAATTACAAAAAGAAATGGTTGCAATGTTGGGATTATCTGCAACCGCATTGGCACTAATAGTAGAAAATACAAAGGGAGAAACTGGAAATGTTACATTGAATGGAAAAGTTTTAACTCAAAGTTTATTAAACTCAGCCCGTAGACAATATGGTGTAGCAAGAACTGCATAATATTTAGAATAAAGATATTTATAACTAAATACTACTATTCATAAATGGCAACAATACGAGATTTATTCAAATCACAAAAAAAAGACCTATACGGAAAAGAAAATATCCGAATAGAAAGTAGGGGATTTATAAATCCACCAAGATTAGCTGCATTGATAACATCTTCACCAAACAAAATTGGAGATATAATTGGAAATCAAGTTGGTGGTGCATTAGGTGGTTCTGCAAATAGACCATCGGATACGATATTTAAAGGAACTGCGTTTTTTAGAAAACCAATAAGTTTACCAGCAGTTACTCAAGCATTGTTAAGAGACTCAATTCAAGAAGGTAAAAAATATTTTGTAAAAGAAGCTCCTTCTCCAAATTCTATTATTGCAACTATAAAGCAAGGAGCATCATCACCCGCGGGAGTTGCAACAAACATAGCACAACAAGTTTTAAATAAAGTGGGTTCTCCGGCTGCCATAAAAAGATTAGCCAAAGAATTAAAAAAGAAACTACCGGCAAAAGGATATGGTGAATTATATAGTAGAACCGAATTGGGAGGAAAACCATTACAATCCTCTAATAAATTTAGTGACTATAAAGAAGTTACAACAACATCCCTACCAAAATACCCAGCACCAGCAGTTGAACTTATTACAGGAGATATAAAAAAAGCTTTAAAACTAAGAAGTATTGATGAAAAAACAGGATGGGATGGAGGAAATTCTTATATCAATACGGTGGAAAAATATGATACCACCACTGGTTTAGAAACTGATATAGAAAAATTTAGAGTAGCAAACCAGGCCTGGGTATTATTTAGAAAAGAAGGAAATTCTAGCACTATTCCATTTGTAGGGTCTGTCACAGGTTTAAGTGAGGATATTCAATCCGAATGGACAAATTTTAGATACATAGGTTCACCTTTTAAAGTAAATAGATATTTGGGAGTAGAACGAAGTTTAAAATTTAATTTAAAATTATACTACACTACTGTAAAAGAAAAAGGAGTAATGATTAAAAAGATAAATTATCTCAAATCATTAGCATTTCCATACGAAGAAATTTCTCAAATGACATATGGTGGAAACACACAAACATCACAATATGCATTTTCTCCAAATTTAGTATATCTTACAATTGGTGATATGTATAAAAATGTTTATGGGTATATAGAAAACTTATCATTTTCCGTAGAAGATAACACAGTTTGGCCAAACGCAGACGCAAATGGTGGACAAGATGGTCGTGACCCGTTACAAACCATTTTCGGTGTAAAAAATGATACTACATTATATCCATCCGTAATAGATGTGTCGGTTAGTATGAAAATGATAGAAAATCATAAAACGGAAACATCAAATGGTATTACTAGATACAAATATAACTTTGACGGAATATCATACGAATCGGATGGTAAAACGGCAAATAAACAATATAGTAATAATCGTGATATCAAAGCACCATTTGTAATTAATGAAACCAAAGAGAAGTAATGGCAAATAGATATCAATATACAAATATACTTAC